TAGCATAGTAACACCTAATGCCGGCACAAAACCACGACAACCAAACAAATCCTCCAAATTGTCCTAAACCTAAAAAAAGGCAAGCCTTAACGACTTGCCTTGTTGCACACTTACGAAATTTATAAAAAACTCGTAAGTAACTGATTTAAAACTGGATACTGATCTTTAAATCCTCTGTCTGGTTCTGCGATCTTGACACCATTGAGCGATTCTCAACATACAAAATCTGTCCAGAACCGGGCATCATACCTGGCTCTTCAGCAAGTTCATCTCCTAGTTTTGAGGTACCCCAAATTTCTTCACCTTTAACACTATGATGAGTTATAGACTGAATCTGCAAAGGAGCAGGTGCGTGTCCTTGTAGAACAGTATAGAAATCTCCTCTTGGCTTAATTACACGAATCTTCTTATTGATTCGGTCATGGTCAACAAGTTTTGCTGTTGCGATGACGTCACCGTCAACATACTCAAAAGGTGTTCCATCTGGATTTACACGTGTAGCAGACTTCCATGTAGTAAATGTTCCATCACCAATAGTATTATTCATATTATTCGCAATAAATTGAATATCCATGTCTGGCTCAAAATTGACAATATCACCTGTGGCATGAGGATCGCTTAGTACATATGTATCATTATCTAAGTTAAACCGATAGCATTGGTCAGTTTTATATCCTCTGAACAATTGTGAGTATTCAGAAGGCTCCATCCACAAAGTATTCAATGCGATTCTGGCATCTGGATCAGTATATCCACCATCGTGTCCACCAACATAAGAAGCCGCATTTGTGTAGCCCAAAGGATTTTTCAGAATACCAATCTTTCGGAATTCGTTACCTACTGTGAACTCATCAGATTCAGTTCCTTCAAAACGAGCGTTAATCATAACATTGAATCCACCAAGTTCTCCAACTGGATCAAATCCGTGTCCACCAACGGGAGGAATTGAAGCAAACAGTTTAGGTTCTGCTGGTACTCTTCCTGCGTCTGCAAGTCCGACAGCGGCAGCACTAGTTTGGAATGTTGGAGCCACACCAGCACATACTTGATAAGTTGAGTATGCTCCACCACCAAGAAGAGCAAATGCTCCTCCAATTACTGTAGTTGAATCAAATACTTCTGCGATATTAGCAGCCAACTCACAACTATCAATACGATAATGATAGCGTCCTGGATTTAACACACGAACATCTACAATCCTTCCAAGAGCGGCTTGTTGGTAAGCGGTAGCAGCATTACCTGCATCCACTTCGGCAGCACTAAAGAATGGTTCACAAATCGCAATTGCTTCAAAAGAATCAACAGTATCAGATACTGTTGAAGATTGATGATTTGCTTTCACAATTACTTTAGGATGAATTTCAAGTATAAGGCCAGTATGTGATGCTAACGCACCAATATCAGTAGCAACGTCAATTCCCGTTTTAGGTGTGAGTGACTTGTCATAATGAGATGTTCCTACATATTTCTCATAAACAGATTGGTCACAGAACAGTTCAAGCTTAGTGCCGGCCCATCCGACAGATGTAATTTCCCAGGCAATTGATCCGTAACGATCATGCATGTTATTGTCAGCAGCCGTATTAGTCATACCTTCACGAATCCAAACTGAATATCCTCTCATGATGTCACCAAGAGCGTTAGCTGCAGCCGGTGTAGCACTATCAAATAGTCTTCGAAGCATACCGTCGAGACCTGGGCCGTTTGTTGTTGCGTCAGCGGGATTACCAATATCAAATCTATTTTGATTACAGGCAGTATCTACATAACTAACTGCTACATTAGCATCTGGCCAATGACATTGTGTTAAGTCAGCAACAAGGTCATTTATTGTAAATTTGAGTTCTTTGGTTGCATGATCGATGTCTAGCTGACAATTTTCAAATGCCAACTGGAAGAATCCGCATCCACCACCAGTGATTTCATATCCAAGAACAGTTCCATCTGACTTTTCAACAGGTGCTTTATCTACAAGCACATTCATAATCGCACCTGGACGAGCATTCTCTTCCATGTAATATTGATCTGTATAATCAATTGGTCGTTCACCATTTTCTTTACGAACAGTTCGTACAGGAATATAAGAAGTTGTTACAAATTTGAGTGCTTCACCAGCATCAATTGTATAGTAATATTTCCATTGATAACCATCATTAAATTCATTACCGATTGTCATAAAATCTTCAGACAGTCCAGAATCCGTGATTGTAGTTTGTGGTTCTCGGAAAGAATTATGATTCCAGATATAAAGGTTATCACTACCATCTTTGTAAGTCATATCCAAAGGAAATACACTGGCTAAATTCATATTTACTGGATCATGAGCATACTTTTGAAAACGTCCAACACCTTGTTTCATACACTTATAAACACGGAATCTTTCGTTTACAGTATGAATTAGAATGTCATCATCAAAAAGGTTATCTGCACGGTCATCATACCCATCATATCGCATACCGATTTTCCAGTTTCTTACACCTTCCTGGATTTCATCGGCACGTTCTCGTTTGATTACATGAGAAACTTCCTTTGCTGATACTTTTTTAGCAGCAATCATATCATCCCAGTGATTGAAATGAGAATCTTTCATACTATCAACTGGGAATGGTGGAGCATTCTCGTTGATATTTGGGTTAGGAACACCGTCTGTAGTATCATAAGCATTCCAAGCTGATACACGACCAATAAACAAATACATTTGGTCATCAAGAGCATAGAAAGGAATTTTGTTACCGTCTCCCTGTAAAAGATCAGAACCAAGAGAAGGTTCTCCAGTAGCAGGATCAACGTTCATATTCGCTAAAGGAATGTATCCACCTACACCATGTTCTGTTTTTTCCTCAAAGCTTTCTTTAAATTGCTTTGCGTTACTTACACGAAAAGTAGTATGCACTAATGCGGGCATCTTTTTTCTCCTTGAAAATTACTTTATAAATTAAACAAAACACTCAGACTTTGTATTAGCATACATCGGATAAGCAATTCCTCTAGAACTTTCCAAAAACTCTACTTCTTGGATGCTTGCCTCAAAATCTGTAACAAATGTATTTAGTTTAGAAGTTTCCCATAAATAACCTTCTAACCTACCTGTTTTCATCTGTAAATTCGTGTTTGTAAATTTTCTCCAATCGTTTTTTAAACTCTTTGCTTTAAATCGTTTATTATTCATTTTATATATATCAACGTCAAGATATGGTCCCAACATTGAAGAAATTAAAAAATCATCACCTAAAAGCATTGTAGTATTTATATTACTTATTTTACACTCAGAAATTTGGAAAGGGGCTTCGACATTTTCTTCCAAATTCAAAGAAGTCATGATTGCTGTATTTGAATTTACACCTGATGTATATTCATATCCACCATCTTTATAATTTTTCTGACGGAACTTTTTAATTTCAAACATTTGTTCTGTCAAAGAATGAACTGACCCACCTTTCAAATGTGTTCGTATTGAATCAGTAATTTCAAAAGTATCCATTCGGTCAAGAATATATTCATTCAATACATTATGATCAATTCTTTTTTCAGTATCAATCATACGGTCAGCATTCTTTACTTGATTTAAAAATTCAAATACATATTCTTTCTCAGCAATTTCTCCTGAGCCATCAACAAAGTTTGCTTCTGTTTCGAGTGATGTCTGAACTTCTTTGAGTTTTGTTTTAAGAATATCCGATACTTTATCTCCATCTTCATTCAATTCGAATTCATTATACATCGCAAATGTAAAGTATGATGAAGCATCAACAGTGCGATTTGATTTCTTGACATCATAAGAAGTGTTCTTGATTAATTCACGATGAGTAATTGGTTGATCCAAAAACTCTTGTGTAATTTTTTCATGTAAGTTGATTACACTTTCTTCAACTTTCAAGTCATCAATTTTGTTGTACTCGACAAAAGTTTCACCCGCATATATTCCAGAATCAATTAAATTTGTATGATGATTGAGTAATACAAACTCAGAAGACTCAACAAATGGCGAAGCTAAAGGATTCATTACATGCGAATTATCAGAAAGATCTCTTGGTATTGAAATTGCTTGTTGGCTTTCATAATTTGTTTTAACTGTTCTCGTAATTTCACCATATTCTTGAACAAGTTCAAATTTCAAATAATCTTCAATGCGTTGAGTATAGAGCCCAATAATTAATTCATTACCTCGAATAATAAATCGATCTGAAATATGATCTTTTTCTGTAAAGATTTGATTGAATTCACCATGAACTTCAGTTCCAGCTTCTAAGAAAGTTCCATTTGGTAAGTATAAAGTTGTATCAATAGAATAATATGGTTGAATATTTTGTTGAGGAATAATTGTTTGTGGACTATCATCAACATACTTATCCGCAGCATCTTTATAATGAGAATAAAACTGTGGATTGTATGTAATTTCAAACATACTTTTGGCACCTACTGAAGGTATATGCTCACGATTATTCACCGCTATTTTTGCAAGTAAATAATCTCCAATCTGATGATCAATAATATCAGTTCCAAATATTCTACCATCAAGAGAAATATATTGATTGCGGTCAAAGACATTCACATCACCATAAATCAAAGTTCTTGGTAAAGGAACATCTGAAGTAGCATCAAGAACAGTTGTATTAGCAAAATATAGTGTAGTATCAATTGAATAGAAAGGTTGTATATCTTTGAATGCTAAAGCATCTTCATGCTCATCAACATACTTATCTGCGGCATCAAAGTAGTGGGCATATAACTGAGGCTTATAGGTAATTTCGGGTTCATTTTTAGCAGAGACAGAAGGAATCGCTTCACCTCCCCAATTTGTAATTGGTAAACCAAACATATCCCCAGATATAGGATAGTCAAGTCGATTATTTTTGATCTTATCACTCAGAGCAAAAACTTTCCAACTATCATAAATGTTGACATCTTCCATCACTTTTACAGCAGCATCCCAAGCTTGAACAGTTTGTTCAAAGAAGGTTGTATTTCCATCATTCCAAATCGATTCTGGCATATAATAATCTTGTACATCACGATTATGATAATTATCAAAGTTTTCATCTACATACTTACTCTTTGAATCTGTATAGTTATAATATAATTGAGGTTTATAATCAATTTCAACATGAGGAAGAACTCTCACTCCAGGTAAAGTATCGGTCGCCCAATCTCTCAAAACCATACTCCACATACCACCAGTCAACTGACGGTCAAGTAATTGAAAATCAATAATGTCAGTTAAACCAAAGTTACGATGTGAATCAAGAATTTTATTTTCTTTTTCAATGTTAGTTCTTATATAAACTTCACTTGCAGATGTAGCATCTAAGAAAGTTGTATTGGGAAAATAAACAATTGTGTCTTGTATATAATAATCTTTTACATCAAAAGAAAAGTTAGTTCCTTCAAAATTTTCATCAACATATTGATCTTCAACATTCTTACCATAATGCCAGTATAATTGAGGTGAATATTCAAATTCACTTTGAGGATGACATTGAACAGAAGGTATAGTATCACCTCCCCAGTCTCTCAAGCGAATCGCTATTTTCATAAACTCTTTGATATTTCTTTTCAACCAACGATGATTGAAAATATCAAATAAAGCAAATGATGTATTTTTGTTTACAACGTCGACAACACCTTCTAATTGATCAACTTTATAAACTTCTCTTGAAGATGAACCATCTAAGAAAGTTGTATTAGGGAAATATATAATTTGGTCAGCGTTATATACAGGTAATTGATATCCTTTTAGGTCTTCAGCTTCTTCATTTATTTGAGCATTTATTTCAATTTCATTTTGAGGAATTACAAGGGCTCCTGGTAAACCATCTTTAGTATACTCAACAAGTCTTTGTGGAATAAATGCGTTTCGAATCAAATCATTAAGTAAATCATATTCAACAAAATCATCAAGCATGAAAAGTAAATTACGATTTGGTATCGCAAGTTTAGTTTTTACATCGAAAACACTTTCAGTGAAAACAGGAGTTGCGTCTAAGAAAGTTGTATTAGGGAAATAGATCGTAGTTGTTGCTTCATATCCAAAATCTACAACATAATTATTTGCTGTGAAAATTTTAGGATGAGAAAGAACTGAAACACTTGGAATTTTATCACCAAAGTAATCAGTAAACTTACTATTGAACCAATCATAAATTCTTGTTCTTACCCAAGGCTCAATAATATCTGTTGTTTGAAAATAAGGATTACGGTCTTCAACATGAAAATGTTCAATCGCATAATTATAAATGTCATCATTAATTGTGCTATCAATAAAGTTTGTGTTTCCTTCTAATCCTGTTTCAACATATTCAACCATTGGAATTTTCTTTTCCATTGGCGCCAAATAAATTGTCGGTTCATGATAAGCAGAGACTGAAGGTATTGTATCACCAAGCCAAGACTTACTTCGTGCTTTCAACCAGGGATCAAATACCTTGTTAGTCCAGTCTGTATATTCATTACGAATTTGTTTATCAAAATCAAAATATAACCAACGATTTCCAATATGCTTTTCAAGGTCATAATCTAATACTGTTTTTATATTATTTGCTGTATCTGTTTTATGTTTTTCATAGGAGAAGACAGGATCAATTCCACCACTAATCAAAGTACTTTTGATTTTTATATTTTCTCTTTTGAGTTCATTATCCCAGTGAAACCAATTTTCAAGAAGAGGCATTTCAATTTTAGCCATGAAATTTGTTTTATCCCAGAAAGTAAGTCCTTTGTGTGGATAAAAATACCCTCGGTCAAATGCATATTCTTTACTATCAAATACAAATGGAGTATCACCAAATAAAGGTAAAGGTGGTCTTTCACCATAAGCAAATACATGACTCAATAATTCTCTGTCAAAAATAAATTCATCTGGCATCCATATTGTTGCGTCAACAGGCATTTCAAATTCACGTTCTTGTTCAACTATCCAATAACTTGAAGATGTTCCATCAAGATTACTTAACTCAACCATAAATTCTTGACGATTATATAAATCATATTGACTATAATCAAATGTATAATTTCTTTGGTAAGTAGCAACAGCATTCTGAACATTCATATTGTCAGCAGCAAAATAAATATTTGTTTCAATATTTGGATCAACTACTAACTCACCTAAAACATAAAAATCATTTTCATCAAAAACAGCATTGAGTTTAAAATCATTTACATTTGTAATGTTAATAAAATCTACTTTGATTGCTACTTCAAGTTCACCCGGCTGATAATAAATTGTATCTAAATCAAAGAAGGAATGATTTTCATCAAACTTGGCATATATTGAGTTAAAGCCATAGGGAAACATTAACTTACCATGATGACCACTTCTTTGAAATGCGTTGATTTTGGTATCTAAAATTAAATTCCCATCACGATTTCTTGGATCATTCAAAGCATCAGGATCCATTGCTAATGGATTGATGTTTATTCTTTCATCTAATGGATAATGTTCAATTCTTCTTGTTTCAACAAAAGAAATTACTTCAGGTAATTCATAATGTTCAATGTTATAAAGATTTACCTTTGAATATGTAATGGGTCTGCCATTGATATCTGTTTTTTCATTTGCTTTTATCCATGTTTCAAAAGATAATAGAGATACTTTATTGCGGTCCTGTTGTTCAAACCCAAGAATTGTAACATTGGCACTTTCACCTTCATGAACAAGTACACTATAATTTCTTTGCCAATCATGAAATAAATGTTGGTCAGTGTGTATAATTGAAGTACTTACATTTGCTTGATTATATTGAACATTTTCAATTACAATTTTTTGAATTGGCCGATTATGATTATTCGCATCCAATTCAAAATAATTTTTTGACATATCAATGGTGAGTTGAGATTCTGGCACACCCTTTACATGTACAGGAGCGCATTTGAAACTTTCATCAATATCAACAGTGGAAAATTGAAAGGACTCAAATCCTAAGTTTGAGAAATACGTGTTGGTTGTATTGGAGTAATGAAAGATTTCTCCTCCATAATCAACAGTTATTTCTCGATCTTGTATGAGTGAAATGTTAACGTCAGGGCGGGCAAGAATAACATGTTCAAGTGACGGGGACATTGTTTTGGGCAAGGCCACTATCGATGGCACCAGGCCGTAGGGAACCCCGGTGGCGCTCTTCTGGTCTCTTATCAAAAAAAAAATTTCGGTCGCTGCCACCTCCGGATAAGGATTGCGAATTCTATGATAATGATCTTGGGAATAATTTAATGTATTAGCATCAAGAGTGGTTGTAGTCAGTGTATAATTTGATTCATTTGCTGTATTCCCATGAAGAGCCAACCCTTCTGGATTTTGATAATCAAAAACAATTGGCTCCATATAAACGGGCAATATAAAATTTTGATTATATTCAAGGTCAACTGAAAAGTTTTCTTCACTTACTCGTTTACTTTCATCAGTGTATATTTCCGGTAAAGTATAACTGTTATCAATAATATAGTGTAATTCAAGTTCATCCATATCAACTTCAGTAGCCTCTGTTGGCATCTTAGCAAAGCCTTCAAAGTTATTAATCATCACACAAAATAGAGGTCCTGAATATCTACTTTTGATTACCTTTACAGTATTTTTGACTGGAATTTTACCTGCGATGGGACTTTTACCAGCTTCAACGATTGTATCATCTACAATTGCTATACCATCAGAAGTTCTTGAGAGATTGATGTCACTTGATTTTTTCTTATATAAAAGGTCATGTGTATCACTTAAAGCTAGTTCTTGATCTGAGATTACTGTAATTGAAAAGGTTGAACCATCAGTATATGTGTAAATATTTCCTTCAAAATGAGTTGAATAGACTTCAGAAGGTTCTGTATATTTTACAATACCATCGGCTCGCACTTCAGCAACTTTGACACCATACTCTAAATTTTGAAATTGAACCCAACCGTTTTCTGTTAGAATTTCAGCATCAGGTAAATAAGCACCTTGTTTTGACAGTGAGTTACCAGTTACAACTGGCATGAAAGCGGTTTGTCGAGCAAAACTAAATCCAATATTTCCACTATCTAAAGTTAAGTCTGAAGAACTAAAATCAGCGGCTGCGGTGAAGATTGACTGTGAGAAATCAGCCAATGAGTTTGCCATCTGAACATTATCTGAATCAAATGTAGCACCTAGTGTATTCGCAGATGTAATTGGTGATAGAAATGGATCTCTCGCAATGATCATACCACCAATGTTTGTTCCTGAAATATATGTTTTGAGGTCATCAATCCAAACACGATGTTGGTGAATTGTCTTATCTGCCATTGTTTCAATTGGACCCGAACGAGTTCCAATTGTTTGTGCGATCCAGTTTGCTCTGTCTTCTACATTAATCAGTTTTGTCCAAGATTGTGTGGCCATCAATAGGTCATAGACAGCACTATTGGTTGAAATGTGAGGCTCTGATAAGTCACTCATATAATCATCAAATTCTTCATCAAGACTACGATGTGTATTCGCAATTAGAACTTGTTCTTCTGATACAGTTCTCTGAACAATTGAGCGCCTTGAATTATTACCTATTCTTGTACCAAACCCTACGTCACGGTTATCAAATTTCCAAGGTCTACGAACACCTGACCAATGCGGAGGTATTACAGTATCATCAATAAAATACTTGAAAGCTCGATAGATATCAGCTATACCATCAACATCAATTTCAGTATATTCTTTTGCTTTGACAACTTCATACTGCATTAGATCGGTTTCAAGTTCAGGCTGTAATATTTGACTAACAGTAAGTTCTCCAAATCTTTCCCATTCTTGTTCCATATGAGGATAAATTACAGAATGGCAGTAGCCTTGTGATTCAATTTCAATCTCAGGCATTTCAAAATTCATAAATCGAAGCCTAAATTCAGAATCAAAACGATTACGAATGAAAGCTAAGAAACCTGCTGGATGAAGTTCGTCAAGAAGAAGCGGTTCGATTGCTGTTGCTGGTATTTTTGTAATGATTTCATAAGAATACCATTGATAATAATAGTTGTCAAAGAAATACTTATCAGAAGATAGCATACTTTGATTGTTACGATATTCTTCATAAGGACGATGATGAACGTCAAATACAGGTTCAACTTCAAACGTCAAGCCGTGCTGACAACGGAGATAATTTGGTTCTCTTAGAGGATTGCTAAAATTCTTAGTTTCGGGCGCATTGAAAAAGAAAGGTGTTAAGTTTCGTCCCTTCTGAAGAGCAGGTTCTAAAATCTCAAGACCAGCTACACCATCACCTAAATGTGCCGTGATTTTTGCGGTATCACTGAGAGGTTGTACATTTACTAAATCTACAATTTTACAGGTACGAACAGTTCCGCCAGTATCAGTAAAAGTGAACATCGCATCATTTTCTAAATCAGCCATTGACCTTTGAGAAGCAAATCTTTTAGCAATATGATCTTCTGCTAAAAGGCCCGGAAGTAGAATCATACTATTTGTAACAGATACATCACCAATATAGTAAGCATCATTGTTTAGATTTGTTCCTGCGCCAGATAATTCAATTGTTGTATTTGTAACGATAAAATCATTATTCGCATCACTATCATCTAATAACAAATCAAAGACAAGCATTGTCTGAGCTTCTTGAATTGATGAATTTACATAAGCTGGTGGCGCAAATTTATAATCAAGTCCAGAATCTTCAAATGTAATCTCTTGAATTTGTCCAACTTCATAAGCTGGAAACATTGAAGCAGGAAGAATTTGATTAAGTGTAGAATCTTTAGCAGGTTGTGTAGCATTAGAAAACAAAGGATCATCTAATTTTACATGAGCAAATTTTGATAACTCATGATTCTTTATTTTATTGAATTGACTATTGAAAAAAGTTGTCAGAGATGGGTCTTTATAGATTGCTGAAACATGAGCTTTAGCAAATTTTGTCGCTCCAGTAAAATCATTTTCAAAAATGACTTCATCACCAAGAGCATAACAAATACCAGGATCTTCAATCGTCATCTTTGTAATTGAATATTCTTCAAGTTTTGTAACTCTTGCTCGTCCATCAGCAAATCTAAATTCATCACCAACTTCATGTCCAATACCACCATCAGCTATTTTTAGGTCAGTAACTGAAAAGTCAATAATTACTTCGGTTACTTTTTCACCAGTTGTCATATCAAATATATTGACTTTTTCACCAGCAGTAAATTTTCCATTCAAATACACAAGATCCATGTACATACTAACCACACCATTATTTGAAGCCGAAATAATCTTACGACATATTGCTGAGGCTTTTGATGATGTACCGTATATTCTTTTTTGGGAAAGTTGAGATGGTGTGTCGTGGTTTTTAATCGCAACTAAATTTTCACGATAATAACCACTATCAGATAATTTTAGGATATCAACTTTGGGAAAATATAAGTCAATTGGCTCGTCAAAAAATATTCGAAAAAACCAATAGTATGAATTTTCTGTTCCTCTTTTTTTGTAATAGTCAAGAATTTTTTTCGTAAGAGTTTTAGGATCTAGTTTACGAAAAATACTATGGTCTAAAGAAACATTTTTATGAAAATATTTTTTGAAAAGAGTGAGTGTAGTTTGATAGACTGAATTTTCTTCAATGTCTGCGATGTATTGATAGATATTTTTATACAGAGAACGTATAAAATATATTTCACCTGAAGTACCATTTATAATTACTTCATCTTTATAGAATTGATTATCTTTAGTTAAGTAATCAAAATAAATTCGATCTGGTGTAACTGTTTTTACAACTCCCTTTGCTTTTGAAAGAGAACCATAGATAAAATCACCTTCTTGAACATTCTTTATTTGATCAAGAACTAAAACTGAGGATTCAAGAAAATTATAATACTCTCGGACGAACTCGGCAAATTGTGGGTATTGCTCGAGAAAGTAACCAGGGAGTTGGCTCTCGATTAGATCTTTAGGAGTTGTCATGAGTCAAATAAACTTGCTTTTTCGAGTGATGATGATGTTGCTAATTTGTCTACAAACGGTCTTGGATCAACAATTACATCATCGATTGTAATTGAAAAAATTTGATCTTTTTTAGGTACTAATAAATATTCACTTGTACCAAATTCAAAAATCATTTCAGTTGAATTGTTTTGAACAAAGACTGGAGAAAACCCCTCAAGTTCTAAAATGCCAGATTCATAATCTACTTTACCAATACCTTTATATAAAATTTTTGGTGTACCATTTAAATCAAAAGCGATATCGATATTATATTTTTCGCTTTTTCGAACTGCTTTTGTAGCGTACCGAGAAAGTTCTGCTTCTTCTTCAACCTTTTCTCCACTTTCTTTCAAATAACAATTTGATATAGGATTTCCCTTAGCATCATTATAAACAAATTGTGTTGTTACGAGAGTTTCTTTATCAATTCTACCATTGAAATTAATATTATAATACTTACCAACACCTATACGAATATCTCGTTTTTGATATACTCTTACTTTTACAGTTGTTCCCATAAAATATTCATTCAAGTCATTTATTTCATTTGTTAAATTGGCTAATTGAAATGACCTATTAAACTTTAACAAATTTTCTCTAGCATATGAAATAGTTTTATTTTTTACTAAATCAATTACTTCAAGTTGACTCATGTTTAAGTGAACTGAATTATAAATTACTCTGGCATCTAATTTTAAATAAATATATTCCGGATCTACAATTTTAGGAACAATTGTAATTACATTTAATTGCTCAAGACGACTAATAATAAATTCTTTTTCATCAATGGTAAGTAGACCACGATTTTTTGGTTTGACTGCACAATAGACAGTTCCATACATAGGTGGTGTATTTTTTTCTCCACCCCACACAGCAAGAGAATCAATAAAAGGAAAGTAGCGAAGTATTTGAACTTCAGTATCTCTTTCAGTTACTGAACGATTTTGACTTAAAAATAATCTTCGGGAGTTATGTCGTATTGTTTCAATGTTTTCTTCTTCTGTACCTTGTGAAGAAAATTGTTTTGTTACAATTACATAAGTAGTAGGTAAGATTGACCGGTCTGCTATATCAAAAGTAACACAACCATTACCTTTTGAACCGGTTGTAATAATATATTCAGCCTCAATAATTTCATTATTTTCAGCTTCTCTTCCTAGAACACCATCACCAAATATAATTTGATATTTTTGGTCATAATCCTGTTCAATATAGAAAACTTTTGATTCTTTATTTAAAAGTGTAATATCATAAACTTGTTTATATTGTTCTCTTTTAGCAAAACGGTCTTTCTTGATATAAATGTCTAAATTGTCTAGGTCAACATCAGGACTTTCTAATTTATATTTTTTCTCAAGTAGTAAATTATTAATTGTAATTTGCTGTTTTACAAATTGACCCTGGATTAAATTCAGTTCAGCAGTAAATTGATTTGATTGATGAAGAGTAACTGTATTCCATGACATGAATGGATATACTTCACCTACACTATTTTTACCATAGAATAGAGTGTATCTTGGTATTGTAATCGTACCTGATAAATTTTGAGTATTTGTTAGACGAAATGTTATATCTGCTATTGCTGCTTTTTTTGAGTTAGCAGTATATCCCATTTGTTTGGCATGAGATACTGCATTTTTTCTTTTTTGAGCAGTATCTAAAAACATTTCACTTGCTACTTGATTTAAGTAAAATCCTGTATATTGTGTATTATATGAAAGAAGGTCAACAAGAAAATTTAAACCTGAAGCTTCAAAATCATAGTTCTTGAATTCAGAATTATTTTTGACAAAAGACAAGAAATTATCACGAATCTCGTTAAAGTCAAGTTCATTAATATTTTCTGGAGGTATCTTTGCCATTTATCTTATTCGTTTGAGTGTTTTTTCAAAAACAAGTAGTTCTGAAGGTTCTGATTTTAAACGAAAATATATTGAAATTTCAATGTTATGCAAATCTTCTACTAAAAGAAAGTCCTCTAATATTATTCTTGGTTCAAAATTTGCTATTTGAGTTTTTATTTCAGTTTTTATATTGTCTTGAAGAACAAAGTTATTGATTTCAAATATATAATCTTGTATACCAACACCAAATGAATTATTATATAACCTTTCACCTTTTCTTGTAAATAAAATATGATTCAATGACCGAAAAATAGCAGACTTCGCATCAAGATTATTGACTTTATGAGTTATAGGATGTGGTATAAATTTTAAATCTATATCTGAAAAACGTGACATTTATAAGAAAATCCGTATAATTATTTATCTATCTTATCCG